CAAAGAGTTAAAGAATTCATGAACTATCAGCTCATGGATGTGATGAAAGAGTACGAACCCGAGTTCGACACAATGCTTTTTTATCTCCCTCTTAGTGGCTCTGCTTTTAAGAAGGTCTACTATGACGAACTTTTAGGCAGAGCTGTTTCAAAGTTTGTTCCAGCTGACGATTTAGTTGTACCGTACACTGCTACATCTTTAGAAGATGCAGAAGCAGTTGTGCATGTCATTAAAATGTCAGAGAACGATTTAAGAAAAAAACAAGTAGCAGGTTTCTACATGGATGTAGAATTAAAACCTGGTTACAATCAAGAAACAGAAGTAGAGAAAAAAGAAAGAGAACTTGAAGGAATTAAAAAAACTAGAGACGAAGATGTATTTTCTATTATCGAAATACACACTGATTTAGATATTGAAGGTTTTGAAGATAAAGATTCAACTGGTGAAGCAACGGGAATTAAACTTCCATATATTGTTACCATTGAAATGGGGAATAGACAGATTCTATCGATTAGAAGAAACTATAAAATAGATGATCCACAAAAAAATAAAATAGATTATTTTGTTCATTTTAAATTTTTACCTGGATTAGGGTTTTATGGTTTTGGATTAATTCATATGATAGGTGGATTGTCGAGAACGGCAACTACTGCTTTACGTCAACTACTTGACGCAGGAACTTTAAGTAATTTACCAGCCGGATTTAAACAAAGAGGAATCCGTGTTAGAGATGAGGCACAAGCCATACAACCTGGAGAATTCAGAGATGTAGATGCACCTGGAGGAAGTATCAAAGATGCATTTATGCCTTTACCATTTAAAGAGCCATCACAAACTTTATTGCAGTTGATGGGTATAGTGGTACAGGCAGGGCAACGATTTGCCGCCATAGCTGACATGCAGGTCGGTGACGGCAACCAACAAGCAGCTGTTGGGACGACTATAGCTCTTTTAGAACGTGGTTCGAGAGTCATGTCAGCCATACATAAAAGATTGTATGTGGCGATGAAGCAAGAATTTAAATTATTATCCGGAGTTTTTAAACAATACTTACCACCAGAGTATCCATATGACGTTGTTGGTGGACAAAGACAAATTAAACAAACAGATTTTGATGACAAGGTAGATATTTTACCTGTTGCAGACCCAAATATTTTTTCTCAATCACAAAGAATTTCAATGGCACAGACAGAATTGCAACTTGCAATGTCAAATCCTAAAATGCACAACCTTTATGAAGCGTATAGAGCAATGTATACTGCGATTGGTGTAAAAAATATTGATAAAATTTTACCACCACCGCCTCAACCTACTCCAATGGACCCAGCAACTGAAAATATTTTAGCAATGAGCGGAAAACCGTTCCAAGCTTTCAAAGGACAGGACCATCAAGCGCACATTACAACCCATTTAAACTTTATGGCAACTAATATTGCACGAAATTCACCTCCAGTTATGGCTGCATTAGAAAAAAACATCTTTGAACACATTTCTTTGATGGCTCAAGAGCAATTAGAGATAGAATTTAGAGAAGAAATTATGAAATTGACACAAATGCAACAAATGATGCAGCAAAATCCAATGTTACAACAAGATCCACAGGTTCAACAACAAATTATTACTATGTCTATGCAATTAGAGGCAAGAAAAGCGAAATTAATTGCTGAAATGACTGAAGAATTCAAAAATGAAGAAAATAAAATTATGGGCGAGTTCGGAAACGACCCAATTGCTAAATTAAAAGCAAGAGAACTAGATTTAAGAGCTATGGATGACGAAGTTAAGCGTGAACAAGGCCAAGAAAAGATTGATTTAGATAAATCTAAACAATTAATGGGCCAAGAACAATTTGATGAAAAATTAGCTCAAAATGAAGAATTAGCTCAATTAAGAGCTGATACATCAATACAAAAACAAGCTATGTCCCAAGATGCTAAATTGCTTAATGATATGATAAAACAAGAAGACGTTAAGATCTTGAAAGGGCCTAGAAGATAGTATACAAACTAATAAGGAGAAAACTATGGGAAAAGGAAAAACTTTTTTTACTAAAAACAACCCTAACTATGTTGGTAAAGTTGTATCTGACACGCCTAAAGCGGATATGTCAAATACGCTTCCAATAAATAGCGATGGGTATGGAAAAGCAGTAGAAGTTAAAACTCCTCTTGGTCAACCGACTGTAAACAAAGTTGGCGGACAAAGAAGAATGTTAGCATCTAAAAAGTCTAAAGTTAGTTGGTACTAGTATGTGGCTATCGGCAATTAAATTAGCCGTTTCTGCTGGAAGTAAAATTTACGCTAATAAGCAGAGAGCGAAAGTTGCAATGTCTGATGCACAGCTATTGCACGCCGAGCGACAAGCTCGTGGTGAGGAAGCTTACCAGGGAAAACTATTAGAAGCCCGTCAAACAGACTATAAGGACGAGGTAATTTTAGCGATTCTTACATTGCCCATTTTGGTGCTTGCATATGGGGTTTGGTCGGAAGATCCGGCTGCTATGGACAAGATAAAAATCTTTTTTGAGCATTTCCAGTCATTGCCGACTTGGTTTACAAATTTATGGATTCTCGTCGTGGCGAGCGTTTTTGGGATAAAAGGAACTCAGATCTTCAGAAATGGTAAAAAATAAGGTGGACACTAATTAACAATTTACATATAAGAATAACATTATGGCTAAGAAAAAGAAGTGGAAAAAAAGATTAGGAAAAGCTTTAATGGCTGGAGCTGCTTTAGCAGGTGGTCTAGCATTAGCTAAAAACAGAAATAGAAATGCTATGATTAAAGGCGCTGATGCCAATGAAGGTTTTGGTGCAATGACATTAAAAGATTATGGTCCGCATACAATTGGTGGTTATCATACACCAAGAACCAAACCAAGAATGATGACACCGCGAGATATGGCTAACGATCCATTTTTTACTAATGCAGAAACTTTAATGAACGATACTAGAATGTTTAAAAAAGGCGGAAGAGTTAAAGGTTGCGGAATTGCAAAACGTGGTGTAGGAAGAGCAATGAAAAAAGGGAGAAAATAATATGAGACAAAATGGAATAAGACCAGGAAGAACTAGATATGCACATGGTGGCAGAGCTAAGAAAAACATGGGAGGAGTAATGAGACGAGATGAAATGTCTGGTTATTATCCTTCAGACATGGGAATGGCTGGTGGTGCTATGTACAAAAAAGGTGGCCGTGTAAGTAAAAAGAAACAAGGCTACAAAGATAGAAAAGATGAATCTATCGCTATGAGAATTCGTAAGAAAAGAACTAAGAAGCAATTAAAAGCATCTAGAGATGAGTCTTACGGAAGATTTGGTTCTAAAGCTAAAAAATCTGGCAAGATCAATAGATAATCATGATTGACAAAATCATTGCAAGAATAAAAAAGTTCTTTTGCAAATGCACAAGAATTTACAATAATATTTGTAAGGATTGCGGAGCACATTACAAAGCTTAATGTCTAAAAGAGGATTATACGCAAACATTCACGCGAAGCGCAAAAGAATTAAAGCGGGTTCGGGTGAAAAAATGAGAAAGGTTGGATCTAAAGGCGCTCCTACAGCTAAACAGTTTAAAAGAGCGGCAAAGACAGCAAAGAAACAATAATTATGGCTAGCGCAGCTTGGACAAGAAAAGAAGGTAAATCACCCTCTGGTGGGTTAAATGCTAAGGGTCGTGCCAGTTATAAAAAAGGTACATTAAAAGCACCTACTAAATCTAAAACTAGTTCAAGACGTAAATCGTTTTGCGCGCGTATGGGGGGCATGAAAAAGAAATTAACTTCTGCAAAAACAGCTAGAGACCCAAACTCAAGAATAAATAAGTCTTTAAGAAAATGGGATTGTTAATGAAAAAAGCAATACTTACAGCATTAGAAGATAGGTATAAAGCACAGATATCTGAAGCAGACGCTATCTTAAAGATTTATCTTGAAAAATCTGTTGGAATAGGTGAACATCCCCAACATATTGATGAAGCAGATAAATTGATTCAAAAGATTGCAAATGCAGAAGAAAATTTAAAAGTATTAAAGGAGTTTGAAGATGCCGTTTAAATCAGAAAAACAAAGACGTTATCTATATAAAAACGAACCTGCCATAGCAAAAAAATGGACTAAAAAATATGGTAGTAAAATAAGTAAACCACAAAAAAGGAAAAAGAAATAATGGATGAATTAACATTTATAGACAAAATAAAAAGAATTATAAAAATGAGACATGATGATGTCGTTTCTGCCATGGCATCTGGTAGTGTTGACAATATGGAAAAATACCAGTATATGTTAGGTCAGATACGAACGTATCAATATTTAAGTCAGGAAATATCCAGCCTGCTAAACAAAAAGGAGCAAAAAGACAATGAAGGAACCGTTATCAACATCAACTCAAAATCCAAAGATTGAGTTACCGAATAAAGAATTAGTTGGTGTAAAAACCACCAAACAAAAAGAACAAGATTTAAAAGCAGAATCAGCAAAACTTCCAGTTCCTACAGGATGGAGAATTTTAGTTTTACCTTTTAAACAAAAAGAAAAAACTAAAGGCGGAATATTATTAGCAGATGAAACAGTAGAAAGGTCACAAGTAGCATCGACTTGTGGTTTAATTTTAGATATGGGCCCACACTGCTATGATAAAGAAAGATACCCAGAAGGTCCCTGGTGCAAGAAAGGTGATTGGATTATCTTTGCAAGATATGCCGGATCACGAATTAGAATCGATGGGGGTGAGATAAGACTTCTCAATGATGATGAAGTTTTAGCGACCGTGGAAAACCCTGAAGATATATTCCACGAATTTTAAACATAGATAAGGAGAAAAAACTATGCCAGAAAAAGAAGAAAAACTATCTAATGAACCAATGGTTGAATTAGATACATCCGGACCGGGTGCAAGTGTTGATCTTCCTGAAACACAAAAGGAAGAAGAAAAAACATATGAGAAAGAGGAGAAAAAAAATGAAGCAAATGTTACGTACGATGATAAGCCCGCTGACACATCTGAGAAATCTAGTGAGCAGTCAAATGTTCGAGATAGCGAGGACGTTCAAAAATCAGAAGGTGGTAAGGTTGAACAAAAAACTTCTGAAGAAGGGAGTGATAAGCAACAAGATAACACTAGGGAAGTTGAAGAATATTCTGAAGGAGTTAAGAAAAGAATAGCTAAACTTACTAAAAAAATGCGTGAAGCAGAAAGGCAAAGAGAAGAAGCTTTGCGTTATGCTAAAAGCGTAAAAGATGAGAGAGATAGATTTGAAGCAACTGCAACATCTTTAGATAAAAATTATGCTACAGAAATGGAAGGCAGAATTTCATCTTCACTTGCAGCAGCACAAGCAAAACTTGCTGCAGCTAGACAAAGCGAAGACTCTAAAGCTGAAGTAGAAGCTTTAACGGCTATTTCACAATTAGGTTATGAACAAGGTAAATTGGCCGAGTTAAAAACTCAACACCAGATGCAGGAAACTGCAGCTAAAGAAGCAGCTGAAAGACCTGTTCAACAACAACCAACACAACAACCTGCCAGAGATCCAAAAGCGGAAGCTTGGGCAGAAAAAAATGAGTGGTTTGGCAAAGATAATGCCATGACATATACAGCGTTTGATTTACACCGTAAATTAACCGAAGAAGAGGGAATGGACCCACAATCAGATGAATATTATGCTGAAGTGGATAGAAGAATAAGACTTGAATTCCCCCATAAATTTGGTAATAAAGGTGTAGAAAAGACGATTAGTAAACCTACACAAAACGTTGCTTCTGCAACGCGTAGTTCAAAGACTGGTCGCAAACAAGTGAGACTCACATCGTCTCAAGTCGCAATAGCGAAAAAATTAGGTGTGCCACTGGAAGAGTATGCGAAACAACTTATAAACACGAAGGAGGTATAGGCATATGAATACAAGTAA